AATTATAAATAATAATTAAGGAGTTAAACAAATGGCAAAAATAACATTTAAAGCTGGCGGAGACCTTACCGATAAAATCGGTTTCGCTGTAAAAGCTGACACTGATAACAAAGAAGTTGTTTTGGGTGGAGCTAACGAAGTATGCCTAGGCATTCTTATTAATGATAACGCATATGGAAAACCAGTTGCGGTTGCATTGACTGGAGAAGTAGTTAAAATCAAATGCGGAAGCGCTGTAGAATTTGGAAACCCACTTATTGCAGAAGCTGGCGGAGCATTGATTCCTGCAGTTGGAACTGGAGACGATAACGTAATTGCTATCGCTTTGGAAGATGGCGCAGACAATGATTTGATTTACGCAGAAGTAGTTAAATACGTTAAGTAGTTAGAATTATAAATAATTAAATTAGGAGAATTTAAAAATGATACAACATACAGATGCACAATTTAATGAAGTTCTAACTAAAAAAGCAATCGCTCTTTTAGAAGATAGAATGGATTTCGCAGTAGCAGCTCAAGGAGCAATCCCTATGATTCCTACTACTGTATTCAACGGTAATTACAAAGTATGGAAAGCTTCTGACTTCAGACGCAGAAATATTGAAAAAAGAGCCAATGGTTCTGAATTCAAAAGAGTCAACCTTGGTGTTGATGAAAAAACTTTCTCTTGTAATGAAGAAGGTTATGAAATTCCAGTTGCCGACAGAAACAGACTTGAAGGCGAAATGGAAGATACGATGAACAAAATGGTAGAAGATGCTTATGCTAACTTCGATATCCGTTTGGCTGAAAAGATGACTTCAACTATATTCACAGAATATAAAACTGGTCATGCTACAGTTCCTGATTCAACTCACTTTATCCAATGGTCAGAAGCTCTTTCTACACCTATTAAAGATGTAAAAGCTTATAAAGCTATTATCAAAGGTAAATTGGGAGTTGACCCTGACTCAATCTTGCTTACAGAAGATGTATTCATTGCATTGACTGAAAATGCAAGCATTCTTGCTAGAATGAGCTCTTACACAGACAAAGAAGTTACTGCTGAAAAATTAGCAATGTTCTTTGGTTTGAAAAATGTTTATGTAATGGCTGGAGCTGCTACATCAACTGCTGATGGTCAAGCAACTCAAACAATCGGACAAATTGCTTCTGATTTGGCGTTGATTTACTACAGAGGAACAGTTGACGGAGCTTCTAACCCATCTGCAGTTAAATGTTTCTATAACACTCAAACTTATGGTGCTGGTTCTCAAGGTATCATCCTTCAAGATTACCGTGAAGAAAAAATTACGTCTGATATCGCTCGCGTAGTTCAAGATTTCGTAATTGAAGTTGCAATGCCTGAAGGCGCATTACTATTAGTTGACGTTCTTAAATAGTAAGAATTAACATTTAGTAAATATATATACATATGGCAAAGGGAGATATTAATTTATTTTCTGTCTCCCTTTTTCCTTTTTTTTAAAATAAAAATAGAATAGATTGATGATAAAAATATAATATAAACACTTTTTGTAAAATAAAAAAATAAAATAGGATGATTAAAATTATGACAAATGGAATTTGTATTCCAATGTTGGTTATTAAACCAATTGAGAATATTACATACACAAGCGTTGAAAAATATGCTATTGGCGATATTTTTCAATATAGTATTAATGACGTAATCCATATAGCGTTAAGAGAATCTGGATTTTTCAAACCAATAGATAATAAAGATTGCAAATTCATTTGTGGATATGTTGGACTCGAAATGCCAGATAAAACTTATGATATGGGCGAAGAGGTTAATGTAGCTCACATCTCAGATGACGCTATAGAAAACTTGATTCTAATAGGGTATTTGATAAAAGAATACGTTGGGACTAAATCCGATATTAATTCTGACATTAATATAAATAAAATTACTCCAAAAGAAATAAAGCCAAAGGTTAAGTCAAAATCTAAGTCCAAGTCTAAAGATAAAACTTATGCTTCTTTAGCAAAAGAAATGGGTATAGCTCTTGGTAAATTTAAAAAACTATATTCTGAAAAATTTCAAAAAGAAATAAAAGATGTAAAAAAAAACATCTCTAAAAGTAAAGAGAAACAAATAATTGAGGCTTTATCATAAATGGCAATTGATTACACCACACCCATAGGTCAAATGAGAGCTCTTATAGGAGACACTGACGAAGCGAATCTAGAGCTATCTGACGAGCAACTACAGGCTTATTATAATATGGCTTATGAAAGCATCCTACAGGGTGCAATACTAGCGCTCAGAGCCTTATGTATTAAGTATAACAAGACCTCTGGTGATATGTATCGTGTAGATACGATAGAATATCAAGAGGGTAAATCAAAAGCATCTATGTTTAAGTCTATATTAGACGATTTGAATGAAAGTGTCAAAAATGGTACAAATCCGCTATTGGTTGGTGTACCTCATACATACGGTATTTCTGTTGAAGAATATAATGAAAATGTAGATAGAATGAACGATGGTGAAATCATAGCGCCGAGAACATCTAATAATGAATATGATGTAATTAGAATAAAACAACAGGATGGACCTTATTATAATGGCTAAATCACCGGTTCAGATTATTCATAAGAAAAAAGGAATGAAGACTTTAATTAAAAAGTTAGCATTTTTACAGTCATGGACGGCAAGTGCCGGTATTCATAAAGCTGAAGGTCGCAGAAAAGTTAATAAGAAACGTGGCGGAATAAACATGGCTAAGCTAGCCTCTGTTTTAGAAACTTTTGCAACTTGGACTCAAAAAAAGACTGTGCATAAACAGGGTTTTGATGGTAATATGGTTACATTCAAAGAGGGTGAAAGACTATCTAGACCAGCCAGAATATTTATAAAACTTCAAAATATATCTCCAATATGGAGTGAAATAAAAGCATTTATGCAAAAGCAAATACAATCATATTTAACTTCAACTGGTCGTGGCTATCGCGCAGGTGGAAATATAATGAAAACTATTTCTGACTTTGCTTCAGAAAAACAAAAAGATAGAATTAGAAATAATGAAACTTTTAGAAACTCATTGAGAACAGTTAGGCTAAAGGGGAAAGATACTCCACTTCACGATACTGGAGCTCTTTTAAATTCTATAACATCTAAAGTTAAATCTGACATGAATGGCAAAGGCAAAGCTAACCGTTTGGAAAAGAAAGCTCAATATATTGCACAGGTTGATAGCATAATAAAGAAAATAAATAAATAATAAATAGGATGGATTAAAAATATGCCCCCAAACTGGAATCGCTTTAAAAATATAGTTCAAACTATGATAGAAGATACAATTGGTGGGGAACCGTGCACTCTGACTATACCTGCGACGTGCAGTTATGACTTTGGCGACGGAGAAATAGAATCAGGCACTTCAACTACCTCGACACTAAAAGGAGCCCTTATACCCACTTCTAAGGATGACGAACAGCATTTACCAGAGGGTTTCAGGGATAAAGTTATAAAAAAGATTTTTACAGTTGCACCTTTGGATAAAACTATTCCAATTACTTCTGACTTTGACGGTCAAGAATATGAGATAGTTGTTCCAAGTGTGGCTTACCAAGCGGGTGGATTAAGCATCTGTTATAGAACATACTTAGGAAGAGTTGAGAATCAAGCATAATGGCAGATGAATTAAAAAAAGTAAAACAAGCCATTTTGACTTGGACATACAATACGCTTAACTCGAAGTTCGGTACATATTTTAAAATCACAGAAAATAAGCCAAATGTATATTGGTCTGAAACAATGCAGTTTCGACCGGTTGATGCTACTGAATGTTTTCTAGATTTACTATCAGACGATTCAGAAAGCTTTGGTGTAGATGGTGCATTTTATTATAACGAAACAGACCATAAGTATTATAATACAATAGAAGAAACTCACGTAATTACAATTAATTTCGCGGTTTCATCAATGAAAAGCGAAAGCTTAGGACTGTCAGCTCTACAGGCTCAAAATCTGGCATACGAAGCTTGCTCATACATAAGAAGGATGCTGAAATCAAGCTCAAGTTCAGATTATTTTTCTTTCGATAACGAAATAATAACACCTATATTGGTGCTATCTCAGAATAAGAATATATCTTCAATAGAAGATACTTCAGACTTTGAGGAAACAAGAGGCAGGCATACTTGCCAATTCTCTTGTAAATTTAGATATGATGTAATAGATACTGTGGAAGCTCAAGTCGCGGTAGATGCTCAAGTTACATTAGAGGCTCAAAATATTGAATACGAATTCAATATTGATGAATAAGAAAATAAAATAAAAATGATAATACTTTAAAAAATAAAAGAGGTAATATAGATGTCCACAAATATTGACAACATAATTATAGTCAACGAGACCGAAGTAATTACCACTAGTATCGACGGTTTTTTCCGCAATCTTGCAATTGTAGCAGAATTTGAAAACGCAGCATTATCAGACGGACATGTCTTCTCGACCGATGGTTATGAAGTATATGAAAGTTTAGGCGCTGTTGCAGAAGTTTTCCCTACAACTCATATAGTTTATAAATATGCCCAAGATTGCTTTACGCAAAAAACAAATACTGGTGTTAATAAATCTGCATTAGAAAAACTTGCAGTAATCCAAATTAAATCAACCGACTCTAGCTTTGAAGCTGGGTTAACACGTATCGGTTATTCAGATGCATACCATATGGTATGTGCTTCTAGTGTAGCTGATGACATCGAAAGCTTTGCAACATATTGTGCAGACAAAAGAAGAATACCGCACGCTCAAACACCTGATGCGGATGTACTAGCTGATACAGCTGGTAATGTGGCAGAAACACTGTTCGGCGCTAGCGTCAAATGTGCATTGTACTACCATGCTGATGCAGAACAAGGCTTACACGCAGCTATGGGTGCCATCCATTGTTTTGGTACTCCAGGACGTATTGCTGGTTTTTATGATAAACCGAGCGGTATCACTGTTGACGTTCTAACAGACACTCAGAAAAGTAAGCTAGATGGAAACAAAGTAAACTACTATACTCCATATATCGGTCAAGCTGGCTCTTATATGACTAGAAACCTTACTGCTGGCGGATATCTAACAAACGGTGAGAAAATACAAAAACAAGTTATCTTAGATAGAATTATACTAAACTTACAATCAGCTGGTATGGACGCTCTTCAAATGAAGATTCCTTACGATGATAGAGGTGGTACAATTCTTGAGGGTAAATTAAAAGCGGTGTTAAGACAACTTCAAAACGAAGAACTTATCGCGGCTGACTCACAAGATGACGAAGGTTTCGTAACAAAAGGTCAAGAATTAAAAGTCTTGAGCAGAGCACAAACTAAAAAAGATTTTGCATCTTTATACGCGGCACAAACATTCGTTGTTCAAGCTACTGTATACTTAGCATTAAATGCTGAAAAAGTTGTTATTAATCTTGGCTACCAAGTATAATTATAGGAGATAAAATAAAATGGCAGGAAACGAACTAGACCCAAAATTAACCTATATTGCATTTGATGGCTATGTAATCGACAAAAGTGAATTTGCAGACGCTACAGTTGAAATAACATGTGGTGGAGACAATTCAGAAGTTGTAAAAGGTAAAGCTGGCGGACATCAAACTATTTATAAGTATGATAAAATTGACCAACTTACAGTAACTTTATTTATACATTCTGCAAGTGCTCAAAAATTAGAAAACTATCACAATACAAAAAAACAAATTACTTCTTTAGTTGTAAAAAGCTTGAACCCAAATTTCCAAAAAACTTGGACTTCAACTGCAGTTAATGTAAAATCATATGATGCTGTTAACCTTCAAGAAGGTGGTGGATATGCATTTACATTTGAATGTGAAGAAGATTTTGAAATAGCATAATTAGGGTAAATACAATAGAATAAAATTTAACGAAAGGTATGTGGCGCTATTTGCGCCACGCTCTCGTTATATAAATGATGATGATATAAAACACTTAGAATAAGGAGAAATAGAATTATGGCAATGCCTAAAAGAGAAATAAAAGTAGGTAAGGATAAATATGAGTTTTATCTAATTGGCGGTATGGATGCATTCAACGCGTCTCGTAAAATTACGGCTAAAACAGCAATGCTTTTACCAAACTTAATTAATAAAAATACAACTGGTTTTAACACAGATTTCTATAATCTTATCATGGATAACTTCGATGAGCTTTTAGACACTTTTATTGATAAAAATAATTTAAGATGCAACGGCGCAGTTATAGCAGATTTTGATGAGCATTTTGCCGGTAAGTTCACAGAAATTCCACAACTTTTATATAAAGTCATCTTGGAGAATGACCGTGATTTTTTTCACTCATTGCCTATCTTAATGACGAAAGTGATGGCGAAACTAAACGAAAAACTACAAGCGAACTCATTGCAGATGCCAAACGGAATAACGGAAGCAATGGACAAAGTAGCATCAAATCTGAAAGAAAATCTTGGGTAGAAACTATAGATTATTACTCTGATGAAGAGAAATTCTTTAAGATGATAACCGTTACGATTGCACGTAAAGAACATATGAAACCTTCTGATATTGAACACTGGTCCTTACCAGATATAACGCTAATGTATGCAAGTTATATCGAGGAAGGCAAGCAGATGGAAGAAGCAAATAAAGAAATGAAAATGAACTCTCCTGGATAAAAGATGGGAAAGTTTAGTATGTAAATATAATAGGAAGTAAGTTTTAATTATGGCTTTATTGGATGAATTTTTAATATTATTTAGAACGCAAGTTCAAGATGGTGGTATTCAAAAATTAAATAAAAGTATTAAGCAAACTACGAACAGCTTATTTTCTGTTAAGAATTTATTGCGTGGATTTATTGGATATGATGTATATTCTGCGGTTAAAAACCTAATACCATCTTTGATTGAAACATCATCTAAGATTGGTGCAATGGAATCTAGGTTCTATGCCATAACGAACTCGTCTAAGCTCGCTGGCGAAGAGATGGAGTGGGTTCAACTTTGTTAAAACTGGGGTAAAAA